CCCTGCGCCCAGCGAGGATGTCCCTGCCTCTGAGGTTCTCTCCTGGATCCCGCTAATGCGAATGATCGTCCAGACCCTTGTCCAGATCGACCGCGAGATCCGCACTCTCAATAAGACGGTCCTCTACGACAAGAACGCGATCAGCGACGACGCGCTGCAAGTCGTCAAGCATGTTGCCCCTGGCGGGACCGTTTTCGTCGGCGTTGACCCTGATGACTCCGTGCGCGGGGTCAACGCCACGATGCGTCCTGTTGAGCAGAGCGCGGTCCTCGGCGAGTACCTCGCGGCGCTGAACACCTACATGCGTCTCTTCGACGATGTAACCGGGGTCGCGCCCTCTGATCGTGGCGTCCCCGCCAACCCCCGCAAGTCGGCGACCGAAGCCGCCGCCATCACGGACGCATCGAGCCGCCGCAACCAGGACCGCCTCGAAGTCATGGCCGGAATGTGGACGCGCCTTGCGCAGGCGGGCTTCAAGTTCCAGCGCGAGATCTTCGGCGAGCAGATAGACATCCCGCTGGCCAACGGCGTGATCCGCACGATCCATGTCCCCGATCCGATGACGGCCTGCTTCTCTTTCGATGTGGACCCGGTTGAACTTGGCCACCTCTCAAACCAGGGCGACATCCAGGCGCTGATGCAATGGCTCACGGTCACGACTCAGACGCAGCAGGCATTCGTCCAGGGCATCCCACGCATGACGCGCGAGGCGCTGCGCCGCCTTGGCAACGCGATGGGCATCGAGGACGCCGACCTCTTCCTCGACGCGCCGATCCTCGAACTCGGCCCTGAGGAGCGCTACATCCGTCACCTCCAGACGCAGGCCCCGATTGCGGCCTACGAGGACGACCAGCACGACATGTACATCGCCTACTACTCGAAGATGCAGGAGGCTGCGCTTGGCCGGGGCGACGACGAGTATGCGCTGATGGAGCTTCGCCAAGCTATCGACATGCACCGCGCCTTCGCTGCGCGCCGTCAGGATGTAATCAACCCTGGACAGATGGGTCAGGTCATCCCAGGAATCGGCGCTGGCCCCGGCGAGGTAGACAACAACATCATGGCTGCCCTCGCAACTGGCGGTATCCCCAGCGCCACGCCGCAGCTTAGCGGCGAGGCGGCGACCGCGCCCACACCCGCATCTTACTAGTGCCTGACTACCCCTATCTCTGTTCTTCCTGTTCCACCGAATGGGAGGTGACCAAATCCGCCGCCGACTGTCGGCGTCCTGAGCCTTGTCCTTCCTGCGGCCTAAAAACCGCAGACCAGGACTATGGCGCTAAGTCCATCGGCGGTTTCGTCAACCGCGAAGGTGCTTGGTCTGAGGGCAAAACGGTCGTCCAACTTCACCCCCACCATCCTGACCGGATGGTGACTTCTAAAACGCAAATGGAAGGAGTTTACCGTAAACACGGTATCAGCATGGATACGGGCCACTTTGAATCCAAAGAGGCCCAAGTCAATGCTACCGTGCCACGTAGACAGCGCGTTTCCCCCTCTGTCGATACCTCAGACACGGTATGTGGCGGAATTAAGGGTAGCGGCTGAGCGTGGATTACCGCATACTGCGGTCTCGGGAACTTCCTTCAGAAGCCTTTGCCCAGCGCAGGTAAATCTGAGGAGAAGCCGAAATGACTGAGACAGATAACCAAGTTCCCGACAGCAACGACAATGCTGCACCCCAACAGGAGCCTGTAGCCGAGACCGCCTCGGCTCCGGTAGACCTCGCGGCGGAGGCTGGTCAAGCGGCAGCGGCTACGCCGCAGCCAACGGAGGGACGAGTTCGTTCTTTGGATGATCTAGATGTCGATGGCGCAGTACGCGCGCAAATCGAGTCCTATGTCAGCAAGTCCGTTAACGAGGCCGTCACTAAACATGACGAGCGTCAGCAGCGGAAGCTGGACGATGAGGGTTTTATGAACAAGGCCCAGATCGAGCAGCTGCTGGAGACTAAGGATGCCGAGTACGCCCGACGAGAGCAGGCTAAGGACACCTTCCTTACTGTTCTTGGAACTGAGGGGATCGCCCCTGGTTCTGAGGACTACGCGAAGGTCCAAGCCTACTATCAGAAGGCGGTTAACGACGGCAACATTACTCCCCACATCTTGTTGTCAGAGGCAGGCATTCGCACTCTTACCGTAATGGCTGGAGTAGGTACTACTTCTGCGCAGGCGGCTGGACCTCGGAGCGGGTTGACGAAAACGGCACCCGCGCCAGATGGTTCTGTTGTCTTTGCAGACGGTACTACTCAGCTAAACGTAAAGGCTGAGGATGAGCCGACACTCGATGAGCGCGTCCGCCGCGCAGTAGGCAACTCGGTCAATCCTTCATCTTGACCTGAAGTGCCGCCAGGAGGCGGCTAACTCCCTATGGCTATTCCCTCTTATAATCAGTCCCTTGATACTATGGTTTCCACCGCGTTGGAAACCTATAGCAAGGACCCGATTAACGCGCTCACCGATTCCGGTGAGAAATTCCTGAAGGCCGCTGCCACCAATGGCCGCGTCTTCGTCGTCAATGACGCTGAAACTGTTCGGCACCCGATTCTCTACGGACATGGCGAAGACTCTTCGCTCTATGTGCCCGATACGGTTTCTGGAACCGCGACAGTAAACAACTTGGGCGCAGCGGCGTCCGAAGTCCTCACGCAAGCTCTCTTCTTCATGCAGGCAGGTACGCGGAACATCAACTTCCCTCAATCCCAGCCTCCTGGAAACCTTATCGACTATGTTTCGACTGTCGTTAAGGCGAACATGATGAAGATCTTCAACGAGGAAGAGGTCTTGTTCACGCAAGGCATCGCCGCTGGTGCATCTAACCCTGCTGCTCCTATCCGTAAAGACCCGATGACTACGGATGCCATGTACTCAGCAGGCTATCCGATGTCTCTTTCGGGCCTTTACCACGGCAGTTCTAACCCGTCAGCTATTGCCGATGGCGATACAACTGACGAGACCTGGGCTAATGTGAAGACTGACGATGTAGCGAAATGGCAGCCGACCTATCAGGCTACCGCCACGGCTACTCACGCTTCGCTGTTCGCTGATCTCCAGTCGGCGATTCTTAACTCGTCGTACTCTGAAGTCGAGCGTCCCACCCATGTCTACATGGCGCTGGGCTCGTTCGAGAAGATGCTTTCCCTGCTTCGTGCAAGCGCGGCACTTCCCGATCCCGTGAATGTCAATATGGGTAAGGAGGGAACGATCTCCTTTGGCGGCGTTACCTGCGACTGGTCCCGTTATCTCGGCATCTCTACTGCTTGGGATGTCGATGAGACAACCTCTAACGAGCTTACTACCCCGACTTACCCTGTTCTCGGCGTCAACTGGAACTCTCTCCGGTTGAACACCGTGCGCGCGGGTAGCCCTGGTAGCGATAACCTCGGCTTCATTCGCCAGCTTGGTGATCTCCAGCCGCACCCGCTGAAGACCAACCTCTTCAAGCGGATTGAGTGGAAGCGCCAATGGTCTGTCGATAACGGACGCCGTTCGTTCTTCACCCTTGGCGATGCCAGCATTGCGGGTTACACCAGCATCGCCTAATGGCTCTTAAGTCCGCACTACGCGACAGGTTGAAGCGCCGCCTTGGCCTGGGCGTAGTGTCGGATTTGGAGAAGGAAAGACTGGGCGAGGCTCTGAACGCTGGGATTGCGCGCGCGTACTCCGACGGCGTTCCGGGCCTCGCCCACGAAACCTTTCTGGGGACGATCCCAACTGAGATCGCCCTAACGGCTGCCCCTGTTGTTGTAGACAGCAGCGCGGTAGCGGTTACCGTGGCGTCTGGTACACCGAAGTTCTACCCTCACGACATCCTGCATGTCGATGTTGGCGGAACGGTAACGAAGTTCCTCATACGCACCGGAGGAACTCTTGGAACGGATAGCGCCGATATCGGCATTCCAGCCTCTGCGGCACTAACTGGCAGTTCATCCAGCAAGATCGTCCGCCGCAGCCTGATCCTCCCCTCGCACGGTCAGGTATTCTCTATCTATCGCATCGACTCTGGGGGCAAGTCGCAAAGGCTCTCTTATGAGCCGCTGATCGCCAAGCGCGCCCCCTTCGAGACGGGCACCGCGCATTACTTTGAGCAGCGGTACGACAGTAACTCGGGCTCCTCTATCGTCTCCCTTTGGCCTTCGCCGAGCGACACGACCGATCAATTTATAGTCGAGCAGCGCAACTCTCAGACCGACCTGAGCGCCGACTCGTCTACGCTAACGATTCCTAGTGCGGCCTTCGATGCCATCCTTGAGCGCGCCCTCATGGCGTACATGTCTTGGGTGGGCACCGCGATCCCGACCAACGCCGCGCTTATGACTGAATCTGTCCGCGATACCGCAGACATTCTCAAGAACACCTCTAACACTACCCAGATCATCACTAAGCAATGACTGACAATTCAGGCTCCTGCGGAACTGGTAACTACTCCTGCCCCTGCTGCTGCGCCTCCGTAACTGGGATGCGCGCGGGGATTCACCCCGACTTAATCGAGTCTGAGTCGCGCGATATTTATATTGCGACTGAGGGCACCTACACTTTCCAGGTCGAGCCGATCATCTTCGAGCCTGTCCACATCGTAGATGTTTCGGTTGGCCTGGCTTGCATTAAGCGCAACTCGGGAACCACAGCGGCGGCGATGCGCAAGCAGGTTGAGTCTTCAGACAACGCAGCCCAGTACCGCGAGGATACGGTCACGCCAGCGATGTTCAGTCTCTTCACCGGTACTAGCTGGGACGAGGCAGTTTCGCAAGTTGTGGGTGGTTGGAACCCGCACGATGACGATGAGGCAGATCGTATGTATGTAGCGACAGGCGCGGTCTCTTCAACTATGCCCTACTGGAAGAGTGGCCCAGAGCTTTTCGGGCGCTTCTGTGATAGCGGCCTCTATGTTGAGATGAACGCCCCCTCTGACCAATACGGTATACGTGTAACGGTGAACTATGTCCGGCGCATCAACTTCTCCCCTGCATACGGCGACCCCTCTCAAGTGCTTCAGCACTACTGGAACTGCGCGCACATCGAAGATGGCGAGGAGTTCCTTGGGGGCTTTTATGGTGGAACTTCCTCTGACCCTGACGGCGAAACGGATGATGTTGGCAGCGGCGGCGGTTCAAACAACCCTGCCGATGACCGAATAGACGTACCCGCATCTACCGGGGATAATGTAGCTCAACCGTAATGGCTAAGCTCCGCATAGATCATCTTCCGATGGACCGCCAAGCGGCGGGCTATGCGCGTAGCGATGTTGCTCAGGCGAAAGGGCTCATGGGTCCCCAGGGGCTTACCTCCGTTTTCGAGAAGCGCGACATCGAGCCCTCGGCGGCGCTTCTTCAGCGGCGCACCGGATCGCGGCGCGTAACGGATGCTGTCCCCAATCTCCTTGGCGTGACCGCCGATGTAAACGCTGGTGGCGTGGTGGTCGATTACGACTTCGACCCTGAGCTAACGGATTGGACCGTGTTCTGTACTGTCCGCATTCCGATTGGCGTTGTGGACGGCTACTATCCGCTTTTCCAGCTACAGAATAATTGCCATGTATACATCTTCTACGATGTCTCTGTAGGTACAGGCGGTACGGCGTACTTGCGCACATATACTAGCGCAGGAGTACAGGAGAACACCTTTACTATGGGCGCACTAGGCTCAGGTATAGACCACAGGATCATGGTGCGCTATACATCTGCGGGCACACCTACGATCCATGTGGCCTCTTGGCTTGTTCCAGCGGTAGGCGCTACTGTGGACCTTTCGGGTGTTACTGAGAACACCTCAGCTGAAACGCTTTCGGGAGGGTCCCTTAGTTTTATTGGTGCGATTACCAATTTGAATGCGTTAGTTGGGGCCACCGCCCACGATAAAGTCGTGCTGACAAACTTCATGCTCTATAATGTCTCGGACTTCACTAAGAATAGCGAGTACGAGAGCCTCGCTAGTGACCTCACACCTGCAACAACGGGAGATAGTGGCGGCGGGACCGCGTTCATCCTGCGCTGGCACGAAAAGTTTAGCGATGGTGGCGAAGTCGTATCCTTTACAAATCCGGCGGCCACGGCCATCTATGGCTATCTTACGCCTACCGTGCCGTCCGCTGTCGGCGACTGGATACACTTCGGTGGCGGCGGCGTAATCGAGATCCCGTTCTACCTGGACTTCGACGAATACTACTGGACCCCCAGCCAAGCGGCGGCGCGCCTGGAGTGGATGTTCCAGATTGAGTTCACGCTACCAGAGGTTATGCCTACAGCTGTTAGCACCATCTTCGACTTCCAGGACATCCTGCGCCTGGACATAGGCACCGATAGAAAGCTCGACGGCATCTACGCAGGTAACGGCAGGGCCGTAGGCGCGGTAGCGCTAACTGCTGGCGCGACCTACCAAGCCTTCATTGGTCGTGCCGCCGCAGTTACGATGCTTAAAATTCTTGATAGCGCTGGTGATGAGGTAGAAACGGTCAATGACGGAGTAGCCGATAACCCGGCAATCTTCAACTACGACAAGATGCTGGGCTTCATGTTGGGCGATACCGCTGACGCTGAGAACACCTCGCCCTTTGGGGGACAGGTCAAGCGCTTTTCTCTTGGCAACGATACGGCTCAGATCTGGCAGCCGCTCAAGGAGGCGGTCTTCTACTACGACGCCACTTCAATGGTGGGCGATCAGATCATCGACCGGGGTAACCGCGCGCTCAACGGCTACGCCGGGACGCGCGCCGCCACGGCCCCGCCTTTCTATAGTGAGGGCGGCTTTACGGGCGGCTCCTATGTCGCGGCGGTCGGCGGCTACACGCTGGCGGGAAGCACTCCCGACATCACCTATACCGGAGAGCTAAAGAAGGCGCTGCTCAAGGATGCAGTCATTCAGCGGCGCGGCAGCAAGGCGTTCCTAACCTCCAATGGCGTCAACTATGTAGTTGACGATGACGACCAGACCTTCCGCCCCTTGGGCATCCCTCGCCCCGCCACGAAGGTCTCCGCCAATCCGCAGGGCGTGGGCGTCATTGACGGCTTCGTGCGCTACGCTTACCGCTGGGTAACGAAGGACGGCACGGTTGGCCCCGCCTTCAGCCTTGATCCGGTTGACGCGCGCGGCGGCGTCAACGTCTTCCTCGGCGCAGATTCCTATGGCCTACCCGGCGAGACGCCCTTCGGTATTTCCTGGGGCGAACTGGAGACAGGTGAGACAGGTGGGCCTGGCGATACGCCTGCTTATGGCGATGTAGAGTGGTTTTGCGTTAACGATAACGATGGCTCGGGAAACAAGGTATTGAAGGATCGTGATATCGTCGATCCTGGCTTAACACTTGAAGTGGCCGCGCGCATACCTGATATAACGAACACGAAAGAGAGCATCTTTACCCAAGGCGTCTATAGCCCCGTAGCTGCGGGCCTAGAGTGGGGCGCGGTTAACGGGTCTCAGACCTTTCCTTGGATCGGGAAGGGGAACCAAGAATGCGCCTTCCAGATCTGCTTCCGCTACGCCTACCGGGACACGAATGACGCCTACCAAACGCTGTTCACTATTGGGTGGCCTGACCAACATTACGAGACGGGCGCGAACCAATCGCATTGGCACCTACACGCTTTACTTGTATCCATTCAGCCTCCTGCTATCACCGGCGGCGGCGGGAACACCCACAGTATCGTCGTTTGCCGAGACGGCCAAGGCGGTGGAAAGAATCGTGACGACAAGCTGGCCAACGTAGCTGTTGACTGTAACTTTGTGGACGGTAAGGACTATTACGTTGTAATTCGCCGCTGCGGAAGCTCAGACGGCGTAGCTACTGGGACTCAGCTAGCTATATCTGTCTTCGATAAGGCCAAAGACGATGCCGCTCCTGGAACGGGCTGGGCGGGATGGCCCACTGGTGACGATGTTGTGAAGACTTTCAGCAACTTTTGGCCTACCTCCTATGTCTGCAACGCTGTGAAGCGTGTAGTTATGTGGGGATGCTGCCGTAGCGAAGGTAAGAATATGGTAGGGCAATCTCGTAGGCGTACTGCGGCAGGGGCTGTTACCTTTAGCGGTCCCAATAATAGTTCTGGGTACGACCTCCCGAAGATTCACCCTCTCGCGGGAACGGATAGCATTCTAGCCAGCGGCGAACCTAATGGAACGATCCTCTACCACGGGCGCATGTGGAACGAGGATGTTCACTTCCAACTTTTTGCTCAGCGCGGTCTACAGCGCTACTCTGCACAAGAGGGTACCTTGAGCAGCAACATCAGACTCGACGTAGCCTTCTGTTCTGACTCCTCTGTTAAGACCTTGAACGGTGGCTGGGACGAGCAGAAGGGATCGCGCGCCTACTTTAGAAAGGAGGGGGCAGGCGGGATCGACTGCTCTACGCACATGACCCAGTTCACCTCAGAGACGCCTATCTTGGCCTACGGCTGGGATATGAATGCCACAACAACTAGTGGCTGGGATACGCCTAACTTAAAGAATGTACCGCTCTGGGTTTCTTGGTCGCAGCGTAACGAGGGCTCGATTGTAATTGGCGTTGGCGATACCACATCAGTAGAAGTGGCAACAAGAAAGTGGCATGCGGGCTCTAAGGTCCAACTCTTCACGGATTTTGCAGACGAAATTGATCTCAAGTCCTTCACCTGGATCACGCTCTACTTCCACCATGTCGCTCGTACTGGTTATACGGGAGATCCGATGATATACGATGTTTGGCTTGAGCGAGTTTTCTTGGACGGCAACACAGGCGAATGGGGCGAGCGCTTTGTGGCGGGGACGAATACGGCGGGTATCGCGGAAAACGACAACGATCCTGCGACTACGAACCCTTATGGCCTATTTAGCCTAGGCATGCCAGGTATGGATCAAGAGCTTAAAGCGGAAATCGCGGAGGTGCGCCTCTGGGACGGGGAGCGTTATACGTCAGAGGGCGGCGGCGAAGGCGACGAGACCTTCGGCCCCTACCTGTCAACGCGCCTTCCACCAAACATCTGGGACAAGCTCTGGTACTACATCCGATTTATGAAGATCGATTTGGATGACGAAGCTGCGGGGACTACACTCGATCAATACGGTCTAAAGGAGAACGCGGCTGGTCGCTCAGAGAAGTCAGACGCTGGGGTATTTCTAGGACTCGGCCACGATCCTTCAGTATCCACAGGAGCAGAAGTTGTAGACGCCTCAGATGGCGATACTAGCGTGAACTACTTC